CACCTGTTATGCGTGCATTAGTGGCATTAATATCGCCTATTAACGTTATATCATTTGTAGCTGTATTCCCTACTGACAAAACATCAGCCAATCCTGGCGGTGGTAATATAGGATTTGTTATCCATCTTATACCTGATGCTGTTTTTGAAAGTAATTGTCCTGTAGTACCAATACTCGAATTGTCATCTTGTATGTTACCGGGAATTATTTTTGTTGAAGTAATATTACCAACAATGGTTATATTTTGAGTTGCAGTATTACCTGCATTAAGAACTGTTTGAAGATTAGATATAGGTAAATCAACCCAATTAATACTTGAGGTTCCTTTACTAAGAAACTGAAATGTAGTCCCCTGACTTCCACTTGTATCTTCAATATTATCAGGTTTTATTAATGTTACATCAATAGTCCCTGTTAAATTTATATCCTGAATAGCAGTATTGTCTGTATCAAGTACAGCTTGCAATGAAGCTGCCGGAAAGTTCTGCGAGAATAATTGTAATAACTCCCCTAACGAAAAGTTTTTTGTCGCAAGGGGAGTAGATGTAGGAGGAGTCCTAATAGCTTCTGTTCCTATTAGCCTATCGCTTAATGATAAAGGAGTATCAGCTAAAGAATAAGTAGATATTTTAGACATTCTATTTTACATTAATTATTAAACAACAATTCTAACTTCTCCTGTAGATGTTTTGTAAATTGAATTGACAGCAAGACCACCAGAAATAGCTGCAGCATTATTTGCGTAAGTAGGTAAAGTTACACCTACTTTAGTAACAAACTGCCCGGTTGTTGTGGCAAGAGTAATAATATCAGACAAAAGAAAATTCTTTGTTGCCAATAAATCACTTACGTCTGTTCCAAGAACATAGTCCGATAATTGCGGAGGAGTTGGTTGTGGATATGTACTAATCTTTGCCATTTTTTTATTTTAGTTTAAAGTTAACAAGTATAAAATCTTGTCTATTAATGCAATCATTTCATCTATAATATTTTGCAACTCTGATGGATAATTATTTCTCTCAGCATCTAAAGTTGAACGCAATTCTTTTAAATGAGTAGTAGCATCTGTATTTTTTGACTCAGGAATAATTATCTCAACTCTTTTATTTCTACCAAAGTAAGCTTCAGTAAAAGTATCAGTTAAGTCAAGGATTCCATCATAGTATGCATTTAATGCTTTATGTTCTGCAAACGAAGTTGTTTGAAGATGTGCGATGTGCATTGCATCTCTTGATTGAAACAATGTTCCTATTAATTTTCCTGGTGTCATAATTATTCTTCTATTTGAGTTGCTTCTTCTTTCTTAGTTACTTCTCCTGTTTGAATATTAATAATAGCATCTGCACCATATTTTTCAACTAATGCTTTTTCGTGTGCTGAAAATTCTACTTTTAATTCTTCAATGTGACGAATGATTTGTTGTTTTTGTAATTCAACATCTCCAATTGCCATTTTCGCTTTGTTAAACTCAGAGTTTAATTCTTGAATTTTTACTAATTCTTCTTGTGTTACTTGAACGTTTTCCATTTTGATTTAATTGTTTATTTGATTATTAATTCCACAAAGATATGAAAAAATTACATTTCATTACGATTTAATACTCTTTTCATTTTTCTTTCTATTTTCTTAGGGTTAGTGATAACTCTTGTTCTTTCATTTCCCGTATTAGTCTTACGAGTTATTTGTAACATTTTAGGGTTTCCACTTTCATCTTTAGAAACATCATAAGATTTTAATTTAATCTTACCATTTTCTTTTTCTGTTTGTTTATTAAAAGAAGTCATACTTGATCCATCAGGATTTGTAGAACTTGAAATACCTTTATGTAATGCTGAATATTTACCATCACTCTGCTTTTCACGAGAATTTAAAGTATTTTTTACTCTAACATAAAGAGGCTCAGGAGTTGGTGCTAACGGGGTATCGGGTCTTTTAATTGACATAATTTCTATATGAATTTATTTTTAAATTTTATATATAAATATACTACCAATGCTATTATTAATAAAATTAATAACCACCAAAAATATATTGCATAATTTGCTTTTTTATCAATATCTTTTTTAAACGCTTTTACGGTAGCATCTTTCTTTACTTTAACTTCAATAGAGCTCTTTTGAGCCACTTTTATTTTTGTGGTATCTACTAAGACCTTTTTTGTTTTTTTGTATCGTAGCTTGGCATTTTTGTACGTTATTCCATTCACAACCATAGGTAATGAATCAGATACCGGACATACCTCTACTTCATCAGTATTAGTTACAACACTAATGTGATTATCTTGAGTAGTAACCACCTCTTGTTTAGTAACTGAAATACTATCTGATTTTACTACAGAATCGACTTTATTTACATTTACTTTTCTTGCAGCACAAGAAGATAAAAGTAAAATAATTAATATTAATATCTTTTTCATTATTTATATTTTTGGATAAGTAATTCCATTATCAATCAAAATAATTCCTTTGTCTACTCTTTGCTTTAAAGTTTTCCAATCAAAACCAAAGTCTTTCTGAAAATGTGGAGCATCTTTAAATTTTTTCCAATCACCACCCCATTCATAACCTTTAGATTTAAAAAATGCAACTACCATTTTCCAATGCTCATTATTATCCCAACTTGCTGTTTCAAATGTACCATCGTTATTTTTATCATACAATAAAACAATATCGAAAGCCAGTCCATAATTATGGATACTCTGCCAGCTATCTGCGTTTGTTACTTTTGGTTTTTGTAAAAATAAAGCGTGTTGTTCTTCAGGACTTCTAAATACATAAGCAAAACGTAATCGAACATCTTTTGGTAGCATCTTATTACATTCAGAATATAAAGACAATAATTCTTGTCTTATTTTTGGGTGTGCCTTGTTTATTCTGTCAATAGTTATTTTATCCATTACTGTAAGTCTCCTATATTTGTTTTAATTTCTTTTGCCCTAAGGAATGCTTTTTTAAGTAATGCCCAAATATCTATTTTAAATGAAGCTTCTATATTTTCTTTAATTGATACTAATTCAATAAAAATTAAAAGTATCGCACATATTTTTGTAAACATAAATTGGAATCCAAACCATTTAGAAATAAACTCATTAAGCACAAACTTGTCAATTACAAAAAGAAGTAAAATACATATTTCGTATAGTGCCATCTTTGATATAATATTAGAGAGTATTCTACTTCTAATACTACACCATCCTCCTAATTTTATACTTTTAAAAATACCCGTGAATGTATCAAGAGCTATAGCAGTACCAACTGCAATTAAAAGTCCATATATAGGAACAAATAAAAGAACTAAAGAGGATATTATGTATTTTATGTATCTCATTATCTACCTTGTCCTTTATACGTTTTCACGTAGTTTTTACTCGTCTTTAACTTGCTTGTTTTGGTTTTTGCTGCTACACCTGTTTTTTTAGGTTTAGGTTGATAAGCACTCTCCTGTTGTTTAACCTTTGCCATCTTACCAAAGAGCGTTTACAAGAGTTGCTGTTGTTCCTGTTGATTTAAGTTTTAAAACTTGAACAGGTAAAACTGTTCCAATTGGAACTGCATTAAAAGTTACGTCATCTCCTCCAATAGTTGTAACAGCAACATTACCTGCACCACCAACATATAAAAAAGCACCTGTATTACCTAATCCTGTTTGAGAAGATTGTTGATAAATTCTAAATGTTTGACCACCTGTTGTAAAAATATTTGCATTTAAGGTAATTTGAGTTTCACTATCCACACTAACAACTGTTGCTGCTGTTGATGAAGATATATTATAAACAACGTCTCCTGTTTTTACATTGTCAAAAATAAAGTCACCAGTAACTGTAATTAATTTATTAGTTACGACACTTGTATTAGCTCCAGTATGTATTAAATATGGACTTGGTATTACTGCGTTATCTGAAGGGATAACTGATAATGCTCTTGAAAATGTTGTTTTAAATACTGACATAATTTTTAATTTTTATAAAATGTTTTGTTTATTAATAAGTTAGGGTTATTTAGTTTCTCTTGTCTTTTCTTACAACCACATTCTTTTCCTGTAGCTTCTGAAACTTTTTCAACCACTTTTTTGATTCCTGTCGCTGCAGTTATCTTTTCTATCGTGTCTCCTAATCCTTTTGATTTCATTGTGTAAAGATATTAAATTTTATTAAATTTTTGAAACTCTATTACCCATACCTATTCTTGACTTCTCTGCTTTTTTAGCAGATAATTTAGACTTA